GGACAAGTGCCTTTTTTAATAGTCTTAATAGAGGCTTTGCCTGGAAAAGCGTTATAATAATTTTGACATAAACTTCTAGCTGTAGAGCCAATCCAAACTGCGTTACTACCAAAAGTAGTATATTGACTTAAACAGTTTTTAGTCTAAAAAGTTACAGTATTATTAGCATCTTGATCTACACCGATAACTCTAATTAAGTGAGTAGTAGTACCTAAAACTGCGCTAGAAAGTGTGACAGATTTAGTTGTGCCAAGAATAGCACCACCATTACTAGTTTTAATAGAGGCACCAGTATGAGAAGCAAGATAGTTCTTTAAACCAGCAAACCATGCCGCATCAACAGTACCACCATCAGCGCCCCAAGACCAATATTCTGCGCTAACAGTAATAGTCTTACTAGAAGGCGCAGTATGGTTAGTGCCTGCAGCGACGCTAATGGTAATAGTTTTTGCGGAAACCACGGTAGAACCATTACCTTTAATAGTAAGAGTATTGCCATTAAGAGATAAGGTCAAACCAGAAATACTAGTAGGACTATAGCTAATAGCACCATTGCCAGCGCGAGTAATAGTAACAGCTACGCCGGAGCTATAGTTATTACCATTAATGGCTACTGTCGTTGGACTTACACTCAAACTACCTGCCGCCTTGTTGATTGTCCAATTGACATTGATTGCGGTAGTGGTTCCGTCCGTCCAGCGATAGTTACTACCGGGCGTAAAACTAGCTGCATAAGTTCCCGCATTAGTAGCAGATGTAGTACCACCAATAGTCATGTAACTAGTGTTATAGTTATTCCAATAACTGGTGCTATTGATGGATTGCGGATTCCCGTTATAGGTAAGATTACTCTTCCATGTAGGTTTAGCTATAGATTTACGATTGACTGTGACATTAAAAGTCGCAGTTTGAGTAACTCCATTTTCTGTGTAGCTAACTGTAACTACTTGATTTCCAATAGTTGAAAAAGTTTTTGGAGAGCAAGAATAACTAGTTACTGTTTTAGTCTGAGAATCGGAATAACTAGCAGTAACGACCATACCCGTGGTAACTAGAGTGTCTCCATACTCATAGGTTAATTTATTAGGTTTAGTAGTTACAGTAATTGCGGTAAGGCGGTGAGTAACCGTAACTGGTAAAGTCGTAGTACAAGTTTCTCCGCCCTCAGAGTAGGTGATGGTTACGGAAGTAGTACCATCAGTTAAGACGCTAGGGGATACAGAATATCCGCTAACTTCTGCGGTTGCTAGAACCGCTTGCCCAGTACCGTAAGATGCGGTAACGACCATACCGGCGCTATTGAAGCTGTCGCCCGCAAGATAGCTGGTCTTAGTAGGCTTAGTGGTGACTTCGATCTTCATAAGAACGATGCCGCTTCCTCCACCTTTTCCGCCTTGCTCAGCTAAAATACACTTAGGCAAGATTATAACCTCCTTCGTATCTAGCTCTTTTAAAAATGCCAAAAGATTTTCCGAGAAAAAGTACACTTTTTTATGGGAAAAATACTTCCAGAAACTAGATAATAAAAAATTGGGAAAAAGGTATAGAAACCCTTTTCCCTTCAAGTAGGTATCTTACCTTTTCAGATATACATAAAAAACAAGCTAAGAAAATTATTTATGATTGACCAAAGCCCAGTTAAGTGTACTTTTTAGAAGATGAAAGGAGAATTAAAATGAGTTTAAAATGTATTTTACAAGGTCAATAGAGTAGTTCATTTCTAACTTTTACTATTCCTAAAGGTCGAATGCGCGGCGATATAGATGGCGATGGTAAAATTACATAGAATGATGTAGACCAAATAAGCAAACACGTAGGTGGTATTATAACATTAACAGGTGCTGATTTATGGTGTGCAGATACTACTGGCGATAATAAAGTTAATGTCACTGACTTCGTTCAACTGAGTAGATACCCTGAGGGAAAAACCACTATGCTTACTTCAACTCCCACATTCGCTGATTATTATAATAATTGGACTTATCACAAAGTTGACGACCTGACGGGATACTGGACGGCAGAAGTTGCAATTAATGGATTAAAAGCAACAAGTGATGCAATAGTAAATATTAGCAATGACGAAGGTATCTTTTATAAGAGTGAATTAAGTGATGGGGCTATTCGCTTCTACGCTACTCGTCCTCCAATTGCAGAAGTTCCTGCTACTATTACTTTTAAACCTGGCACTGGCGTAATAACAACTTCTTATGAATCTGCTAAATTCCATGCTGCTACGCATAGTAAGGATGGAGCAGATCCTATTACCCCTACGGCCATTGGGGCAGTTGGGTATGATGCGGCACAGAATTTGACAGATGCACAGAAAACTCAGGCGAGGGGAAATATCAATGCTGCCCCAGATGGGTTTGGGTTGGGAAATATAGGTAAACTACTTACCCCGGAAGATAATCTTGATGAGGTAAAAACGAACGGATGGTATCGTTGGGAACGTAAGGCACCGCCTCAAGGGACATTGCCCTCCGCAATCGGTCAATCTATGGATGCCACTTTGATCAGAGTTTGGGGCAATGGTGCCGTATGCTATCAAGAATCCATAAATATAACTGACGAAACTGGTCATGGGTGCCTTTGCGCAAGAACGATTTACGCCTCTACAATTTTCCCGTGGGAATGGGTCAACCCGCTCATGGAGTCGGGCATCGAATACCGCACTACGGAGCGGTTCTGGGGAAGACCGGTATATTATAAAATCGTTGATTGTGGACAGATTGCGGACAATAAACAAGTGGAACACGGAATTGTGAATATGCGGGATTGTATATCTTTCCAAGGATTGCGTGGCGGTATGCCAATGCCCAGCATTACCCACAATAATTTGTCGGACCCATGGAGCTACTACGTTGCTGATGTTGATCGTACAAAAATCACACTTGCGTGCGGCACAAGTGCGGCAGGAGGCAACTGCCATGTAATGCTCAAATACACCAAAACCACGGACTAAGGAGGAAACACCATGAAAGTTATCAAATATCAGCTCTGCACCGAGGCCAACCACGGCACGGAGGATGAGCCGAAAATTGAGCAAGTTTTCTCCGCTGTCACGCTGGGATGGAGCGAGGCCAAGGAAAAAATTGCCAAGGCGGAAGCCCACAATGGCGAGTATACCATTGAAGAAGAGCTAGATAATCGTCCATTCGAAGAAATCCAAACAGAAAAACTATCTAGTCTCTCAGAAATTTGCAATTAGACCATCGTTGCTGGCATGGACGTAGAAACAACAGAAGGTATAGAACATTTTAGCCTTGAAGAAACAGATCAAATTAACTTAACGACAGCTTTATCTGCAATTGAACAAGGAGCCAAGGGATATCCCTACCATGCAGATAAGAAGTTATGTCGTATGTTTACCGCTGTAGAACTTAAGGCTATTGCCGAAAAGGCCACCGCACATAAACTATACCATACAACTCTTTGTAATCACCTCTTAATTCTAACAAGACGCGCAACTACAACCGCAGAATTAGATAACATTACTTATTCTGCAGATTGCCTTCCTCTTGATCTCGCGGAGAACATGAAGAAGATTCTAGTCGCGGCTGGGATTACTGAATAATTTTACCAAAAAATTTGGCAAAGTTGTTAAATCAACTTTGCCAAATTTTCATTATATAATGAGGTGATAAAGGTGTTATATGGATATGCAAGGGTTTCATCAAGAGATCAAAATCTAGATCGATAGATTATTGCACTAACTGATGCAGGCGTAGATAGAGATAATATCTTCGTCGATAAACAATCAGGTAAGGACTTCAATCGTCCAGCCTACTAGGATTTAGTGAGTACGATTCAGCCAAATGATATGATTATTATTAAGAGTATAGATAGATTAGGCCGTAATTACTCAGAGATTCTAGAACAATGGGGTTTAATTACTAAGACTAAGAAAGTAGATATTAAAGTATTAGATATGCCATTATTAGACACGTCATATTGTAAAGACGTTATGGGCACATTTATCTCTGATCTTGTCTTATAGGTATTATCCTTTTAGGCTGAACAAGAGAGAACCTATATTAAACAACGGTAGGCTGAAGGAATTGCGGCCGCCAAGTCTAATGGCGTCTAGTTTGGTAGACCAAGGAAACCTCTTCCCTCGAATTTCGAGGAACTATATCAGCGTTTCCGCAAGAATGAACCAATTACTAGACTCGCGAAAGAATGTCCAGAAATCTCAGAATCTACATTACGGCTCCGCTTATAGGAAAGATTTGATTTGGACAGAAAAAGATAATCAATCTTCCTTTTGTTTGATATATTATATACAATAAGGAGGAATTATTATGCCAGAAATTGTGATTCAGATTATCCAGGTATGTGTTATTCCTTTGCTCGGTATCTTGACTAAATATCTCGTTGATTACTTGACTGCTAAGCGCAATGAGATTAACTCTAAGACCGATAATGAGACTGCTCAGAAGTACACTAATATGATTTATCAAACTGTTGTTGATTGCGTTATTGCAACCAATCAGACTTATGTAGATAGCTTGAAGAAATCTGGAAGCTTCGATGAAGCAGCTCAGAAGGAAGCATTTAACCGCACAATGAACGCTATTATGACTATTCTAAGTGACGATGCTAAGGAATATATTACCGAGGCCACAGGTGACTTGAATACCTATCTCACTCAGTTAATTGAGGCTGAGGTTAATAAGCGCAAATAATAAGAAAAAGGGAGCCTATTAGGCTCCCTATATTTTTTTTCAAAAAAATTGGCAAAATTTTTGGCAAAAATGTAAAATCGTCCATAGACGATTTTCATATACTAATGAAAGGTCAAAGGAAATATTTTTTTAGGAGGTAAAAATTTTGGCAACTAATTATCCATACTATCCACAGCAACCTATGTATCCAAGACCAGGTATTCAATATGTGGATCAGACCTAGCCGCAAATGGGTATTAAAGGCCGGCCTGTATCTTCTATTGAAGAGGCCCGCGCCATTAGCATTGATTTCGATGGCTCTGTATTTTATTTTCCTGATTTAGCAAATAGACGTATTTATACTAAGCAAATAAACATGGATGGCACAGCCAGTCTTAATGTTTATGAGCTAAAGAATGAGCCAGTCGTCAGCTCTCCTCAGTATGTTACTAGAGAAGAGTTTGAGACTACATTAGCGCAATTAAAACAAGCTATGTTAGGAAAGGAGCCAGAATCTCAGCCCACACCGGCATAGCCGCAGTAGACTGAGAAATTTAAGTTTTAAGGAGACATGAATTATGAATCAAATGCAACTTATCCAAATGCTTAGGAGTGGACAGAATCCTTAGCAACTCGCTATGAATCTGCTAGAAAGCTAGATGGGTGAGACCCCAATGGGTCAAAACCTCTTAAATCTAGCCAAGAATGGTCGATCCGCAGATATTGAGCAAATTGCTCGTAACTTAGCTAAACAATAGGGAATAGATTTCGACAAAGAATTTGCCGCCTTTAAAGAGATGCTTGGCCTTTAATCATCTTATTAAAGGAGGAACATTTTTATGTTCAATAATTCTAATGGCTATAGTCTAGCTGATATTGCGGCTGCTACTGGTGGTAACAACCGCAATGATGGTATGTGGGACAACGGTGCGTGGTGGATTATTATCCTCTTCCTCTTCTGTTTTAACGGTGGTATGTGGGGTAATGGTTTCGGTCGCGGCATGGGCGCTGGATCTCCTGCCTA